TGTTTCCGATGACCATCGAGCCGGTAAGGACAGAGAACTCCATCTTCACGCGCTCTTGGGCCGCCGCAAGCTTGATCGAAGTGGCGACGAGTTGCGATGTGGTCGATATCACGCTTTGGGCCGCGCGGACGGCGAGACCGTATCCGGTCGTATACCCGGCGATGGACTTGGCAAGGTCGAGTCCGGTATTGTGGTTTGCCCGGTTTGTATTGTTAAGCTGGGTCAGCTTTGCGATCGCTGAATCCACTTCTGCCTTGACTACAATTTTAATCTCGTCAGTCACCATTTTTCGGCCCCTCTATCGACACGTCAAGGGCTTCAAAGAGGTCAATGATCTCTTTGTGCACAGCCAATTGTTCGGCCCATCCGCCTGAGTATGGGAGCATCCCATGCTGCGAGAAGTAGCGGTAGATTTCGTAAGCCGCCGCGTACTCTGCGTCCCGTCCGTAATCGGGAAGGTGCCACTCTTCATCATCGTCCTTGCCCTCCCCGTTTGTTATCAGAATCCCGTGGTCGATCAGCCCTGGTATCGGCTCCATTACCGTCCACGGGAGCGAATCGCCAAGGCCCATCCGGTAGGCGTAGAACCCGGCGATTATTTTTTTTTAAGGTCTTCGGGAACGTTCATGGAAATCCAGATTGTCGTCCACATGGTTATCAGCATCCCGTCAAGCTCTCCGGCCGCAAGGGTCAGGGAAAGCAGGCTATCAATATCTTCGATGTCACCGTCCTCGGTTTCAAACCGGCCGATCTTGGTAACGGCAAGCCGCAACAACTCGGTAACGTCGAACTTTGAAAAGTCGGGAATGTAATGTTTGCCCGATTTTTTCCAAACCACGTGCGAGCTGATCAGCTCTTTTTCGTCCACTTGCAGTGGTCGATACCAGTAATCAAACAGGCCATCGCCGCTTCCGAAGGTTGCCTTCTTGTCACCTTTCAGTAATTGAAACTTCATGCGTCCCCCTTGAGACAAGCCCCTTGCGGGGCTGATTGCTACGCCGTGGTGCAGACCTGAATCTTGGAAATAGCTTTGAACGTCGCATTGAACGTTGCTTTCCCCTTTACGCCAGCCCCGACTTTGAAAGCCGTAGTGTACCCCTTCCAAGAAAATCGTCGCTTGTTGATTGTGTCGGTTGCCGAAATGCACCGCACGGTGTTGGTGGATGCTACAACACCCTCATGAAACACATCACCTTGCAGCGTCTTTTGAGTAGAGCAAGTACCGTCAAAGTTGCCGGCTATATTTATTGGATCATAAGCCACCCTTCCGGGAACTTCTTTATCCATTGTATCTTCAAACGCGGACACATCATGCATAGCCTTAACCGCACCGAAGTCTACGTTGTCACATCCGCCGATTACCGTGCAAGTTCCGGCCGTGAACCGTATCGCGTCGGCGTCGGTCGAACACGCCGTACACGTCGGATTTACGGTCCACATTTTTATGGACCAATTGTATCCGAGCGAGCGAGTTGTGGCACTCATGTTTTACACCCCCGCGCGCGTCATGTCGAGCGCGCATTGCTTGTAGCCGTTCGAGTATGCAAGTTGCAGCCTCGCATCATCCGTCTTGTCTTCAAACTCTTTTATTTTTTCATCGGCAATTCCCGCAAGTTTCTTCGCTACGTCTTCCAGTTCGTCGCGCCTCGGATAGACCCATTTGCGGTTGAATATCAGCGACCATTCAGATATGTCAACCACGATTCCCTTGCCGCGACAAAATCCGACCCAGTAAAAAAACGACTGCCGGAACTTTCCGTATTCAGTATCGTGCGTAAGATCAATTCCGTAAAGGGTGATATGCTTGACGCCGATGTCAACCGCGTGCGCCATCATGTAGTCAAAGCTGAATTGAAACAGCGCTCCGTACCTTTCAGCGAGTGAATCTATTTCAAGATCACGGCTGCCCTCAAGGTCGTCTTTTTTGCCGTCGGTCATCACCGGGCATTTGTAGCCATTCAGCCGTGCCTTGTCATAAACTGAATGAACCTCGAAAACCTTGTCCACGCGTGGAAGGATCTTGGCAACGCTCGCCGTCGTCCAGATGGGACCGTCGAAGTTGTCAGAGTCTCGCGTGGTCGTCCCGTTTCCGACTATGGCGATGTTGTCATGCTCCAACACGGCTACACCTTTTCCCCGATTCCCGGGAAGGCGTCCATCAAGCCGTTCCACGCTTCCTTGCTTTCTGGTGTTACCATTTCCACGTTGATCTGGTTGGCTTTCACCATCTCAAGAAACCGTTCGATGTTGTCCGACGCGCTCAGGATCTGCAAAGCTTCGACAAGCGCATCCTTCGCCCTTTCAATCTGGTCATCCGTAAATTGCTTCATGCTCCCTCCCTAGGCTCTCACGTATTCGCATATCACATCGAACTGGAATTGATACGACCCGTCTGACAACTGGATATCGCGGACCCCGTTGGCGACTATTGAAATCACCGAGACGCCATCGGTCCATGGCGCGATATGGTCAAGGTATTTACGGGCAGCAAGCGCTATGGATTTACCACCTTTGGTCGCGCTTACGAAATCAAACTGCACGCGGGCGATTCCGGTATCGGTCAACTCGAAAGATTCTTCTTCGGTCGGGTCGGATATCACGTTGTAAAAGGCGTAAGGTTCTGCCACTCCGTCAGGCGCGGAATAGGCATGAAGCCCGCCGGTCAATGTCGCGAGCCATGCGGTTTGATTGCGAAGTTTGACGTCAAGGGCTTGCTCGAGGTTGGTGCTAGCCATTTTTGTACGCCTTTTTTATGGCTGTATTGATGACGCCTTTCCGCCTCGTCTCGCGTTGCTTTTTGGAATAGTCAACGGCTGGCCTTAGATAGGGCTGGCGCGGATAGTTGGGCTTGTCTTTGATTCCAAACTCTACCGGACCGGCATATTCAAGGTTTGATCCTACATACCCGGTCGCATCTTCGTTCGGCGCATCTATTCCCTTGTCATGCTGATTCTTGGCTCCCGCTTCGTTAAGGCCGCCCTCTTCTTTCGATGTCGCCCACGTGATGCTGTTTTTCAACTGGCCGTCTTTTATGGGAGCTAGTTCAACCGCAAAACTCCTAAGTATCACGCATTCGCCGACGACAAGTTTTTCGACCGTCTCCGGCGTGATTATCTTTGAGTAGTCGATATGGCTCGGAGTGATGGTCAGGCCGATCATTCGGTATCTTCCTTGACGATCTTATTTTGATATCGCCTATCCATTCTTCTTGCAGAATAGCGGTCAAAGCTTCTAGCTTTGCGGGATGCCCCGCTATGCCTGCATCTGTGTATTTCTCTGTCGAACCCATAATCAAGCCCGGGAACTTTGCGGCCGATCATGGCAACACCAGCGCCTTATTCTCGGCACAATAGATTTCCTGATGATGCCCGGCCTTCTCGGTCAGCTTCTTGATGTTGACGATATCGAAGTTGCGGCCGTCCCACTTGATCTTATGCGTCGATAGAACCGCGCTGCTTGTCGCCATATCGATGCAAATATCGGCGCGCGCCTCGGTAGCCCCGCCAACCTTCGCGCGATCGCCTGAAAGCTCAGTAACGCTTCCCTTGAAAGGCGAGCCGGTAATCTGCGTCCACGCCTCATCGTACGGCCATGTCGCGGAAGCCGCAAAGTTGTAAACGTAAATTGACTGCGTGTAGAAGCGCTCAATTCCCATGGCTGAATCCTTTGACTACAACTTCTTTTGTAGGCCTTATGTATTCAACGTTATACGTTCCATCCTTGTTTGCAACAATCTGATTAACTTCTAGTTTTAATTTTTTAGCTGTCCTTTCAGAGCTTTTACGAATTGCGTCTAGCTGATTCACGATGTCATGCTCCCGCCTTCTTCGCTTGTAGGCGAAACAGGCCAATAAGTTCGGTTCTCGTTCATATGCCATTGGATTGTACCACGTCCTACGCGGTGATTCTTCCACGGCCTAAGCGAGTTCAGAAGCTCGTCGGGATAGCCCCCGCGCGATACCCCCGCAACACTCCGAGTCTCGGAATAGTTACCGAGCGACATCGAAGTGATTCCGGCGCTGTTGGACATGGAAAGCTGATATCCAATCATGCGCGAGGCGATCAACTCAAGAGGCTTCGGGAAGTTGCACAAGTCAACGCGGACATCATATCCGTCAGTCGTCTGTAACTCGTCAACGATCGCTTCCGTCGTCGTCAGGTAGGTATCGGCCTGAGCGGAGATGGTAAAGATGCCGTCATTCAACCTTGAGCCGGAGACGATGATATTCCCTCCAGTCGGGTAGGCCATCGCGGTAAAACCGCCAGCGTCAATCAGTATCTTGTATGTCGATCCGGTGACGTCGAAATAAATATCGTCGGAAGTAAAGTCATAATCGGTAGCAATGAACTTGTTATTGCATTCCTCCACGATGTCCGCGTAGACAATCGGGATGAGGAGCGATATCAGCGCATCGCGCGTCGCTTCGGTGTCAGTTATTCGGAGGAAGGCTTTTACGTTAGCAAGCGATACCATAATTCCCCCTAAAAAGCGGACGGCTCAACCGGGCAAGGAGGAACCCGATCAAACCGCCCGCTAAGTATTACAACCAGACGTTCGTGGTGTCTACGGGGATTTCGGCAAAGATTACCGACACCCAGTAAGTATTGACCGAGGCCGCCTGCGCCAGGATGGACATGGAGTCTCCGGGCCCGAGTATCAATTCGCCCCTGAAGTTGTAATGAGGATCAATCGGGAGACCGGCAGCCGCCTGATACATTCCAAGGTCCATGAAGGTAGTCGGAATCGCGGTGAACGTAACCACGTTATCGGCAAACTTCGCTTTCGCCGGAGTTCCAAGAGCCGGGAAGTTGTTTGTCGGGGCCTTGTTGGTGAAGGTCGGGAACGTGGAGCCGGTCGCAGGCTGATTTCCGCATCCGCTCTTGAGTCCGAGAAGGACGCCGGTATGCACGGCGGAAGCGACGGCGACCGGATGAAGGTTGATAGCCAACGGAACGATGAGCTTGCCCGATCCCTCGGGATTCCAAAGTGTCGGCGCGTTCGTTGCGGTCGAAAAAATGATTAGCGCGGCGGCGGCAGTAGGTCGGGCAGTAAACACCCATCCCCTGCGCGTCCAGTCC